ATTACCTACAACATCAGGGACCCTGCTCCATAAATTAGAATAATTTCCATTACCGTCTAACTGCCATAACCAAATATCTGTGTTGTTAATACCTTTGGCATCAATTCCTATTATTTCATTTGATACCGGATTAGTTACGTTGAACGAAGATAAATTTAGTGTTCCCTGTTTAAAATAAACAAAAAATCCTGTATTGGCACTGCTATTACCCTGATTATCATTGCGATAAATTAAACTAAAAGAACTAGCAGGTTTAGGAGACTCCTCATATATGTAGGTCTCTCCGGAAAATGTAGCCGGAACTATTTCAAAATTCATTGCGGTTCCGTTGACACTCTTTGAAAAACCGTAAACAGGAACATTGGTGTTAGTACTGGAAATTTTATATTGTTCTGTTAAAATTCCATCAATAGTATTTCTATCATACGGCTTACCAAATACAAAACTACCAGGAATAGCAGAATTTAATACGGTAATAAATTGTTGATACCAGTTAGAGTTGGTACTGTCATTCCAAGAAATTGTAGTGTTGGCCAAATTATTGCCCGATCCATCAACTACATTATCCGTAGTTGTTATTGATGATATTTTTAAAAAACCCGATGCAGGGATATTTCTAGTGGGTATGTAACTGACCAGTTGAGCCAGTCTTAAAATACTGTCTCTGCGCTGTGCAGTTTCTAAAAAATTTTCTCTGGCATTTAAGTCGATACGAAAACTTAGATTCTGTCCCAGATATGCAATTACATCTATCAAAGCAATATATTCACTACTGGTGATATAGTCATTAAAATCTTCAGGATAGTTTTCCTGAAGATATTGAATCATGGTACGTCTTAATGTTTCAAAATCATAACTTTTGAAATCGGCATTACGAAAAGATTGGTAGATTTTTTTCCAATCTTCGGCGACCAGTAGTTTAGTATTAGTTGATGGGATCATGTTTTTATATTAGATATGGTATTTATTGAGCAAATAAACTGTATAGATTATTGAACAATAAGCCCGGTCTGTTGATTAAAAGTCAGTTTCATATTGATGCTTTGATCGGTATCGACTGTAGCAAGTGTAATTTCTAAAAGATATCCTTGAGAAAATTCAGTTATGTCCATTTGTGTTGGGGTTACTCTAGGATCCGATGTACAGATTTTGTTAATATCTTCTCTTAACAAGGCTGTAGTTCCATCTGTTAAAGGTTCCATTAGCAAATCCCAAATAATACTACCAAATTCAGGATTCATTACTCTTTCGCCTTTTTTGGTATTGAAATTGTTGATAATATCCTGCTTGATCAGTTCTAAATCATATAGATTATTAGAATTATTAGAATTAACCGTGCTGAACCCTTTATAAAAATGATTCAATTTAGCAGCCTGTTGATAAACAGATTCTGTTGTGGTGATTACTTTGGATTTATATGCCATGACAGTATTTATTGAGCTTTTTTATTGGCTTTTCCTGCCACAGCATCGGTTGCAATAGAGCTGAATTTTTCTCTTCCAAGATCTTCGTGCTGTTCCCAGGGCTCGTGAGTAGGAATACGTTGCATGATACTTTCTATAGGAGTAGCCTTATATTGTTTGTCTTTCCAAGGAACGTTGATAGGATCTGTATTCGGTAAACTCCAACGAGTCATAGGTTCGGGGATTTCTGCTTTTTCTGCAGGAGCGGCAGTGGCAGCAACTGGTCCATTCATGTGTATTTCCTTAGCAGATTCATAATGAGTACCCTGAGTGGAAATATTGGTATTAGCGTTGGCTGAAAAATTATTATTAGCACCAGCCGAGATGTTGAAATCTTTGGTACTGGTTTGTCTTACTGTACCTGTAACTTTTAAATCATAATTGCTTTGAACCGAAACTTTATAGTATTGTTCTACAGTTTGATCTAAATTGTGTTTGACATGAATTTTACCGTCCTGACCGGATATGAGACTAAAATTTTTCTCTGATTCAATGTTGAAATTCCCTTGACTTCTAAAATTAATATTGCGTCCTGCTTCAATGTTGATATCACGGTCAGCATGAAAATTAAAATCTGCCTCTGATCGAATGCTAACTGAATCTCTAGCATAAACATCTATCTTACCATCTCCGGTCAATTCTATCCATGCGGTTCCTTGACCATTTGCTATGTAAATCAAATCTTTGGTATTGTGCATGAGTATTTGATGCCCGGTACGAGTTCTAATTCTTATCAACTCATTTTCACCGTTTTTATCACCATCGTCCATGACAAATGTACTGCCACCCAATCTATCAACAGGTGCTTGATAATTATTTGTATAGCCTAGATTTCCCTTCTTTCCATTTTTATCAAGCGGGCCCGGTGTACTAATGCCAAATACTGAACTAGGTGATTCTCGCCTGGCAGAACTGGATGTAACTCCGCGTACTCTATCTTTTAATAATCCTTGCTTTAATAACTTGTCTGCAAACGGATGTACGGGTTTACCAAATTTACCAACGTCTAAATTATTTTTGTTGGTTTCATTATTTTTTAAAAATTCTGCGACAGGTAGATATTTGGTATCATATTCTTTTTCTTGAGCAGCAGAAAGCAATGCTGTATCACTGGCTGCAATACCAGGTACCATGTGATTTTGATAATTGTCCATCACAGATCCCATCCAAAATCCTTGATTAGGATCGCCGTCAACAAATATAACTAATACTCTAGTACCAACATCAGGCGGAACCATCCACATGCCATAACTTTTTTGTACATCTGCAGGATTAGCAGGAGTATTTCCTTGAAAGTTTACTGAAGTTACTCCATAAAATGGGTTGAGATATTTTACGGTATAGGTGTTTGATTGTTTGGTTGTATCAGGATATAGACCTTTAATTACAGCCACTTCTAATCTACCCATGTAGGTAGGATCTACATTGTTAGTTATAATGGCCACAAAAGGACCTGGACTACCTAATTTAGATCTCGACCTTGTGTCGATAAAATCGCCGCTCATAAATTATGCATTTCCTTGAGTTGTCATAGTTGGTGAATTTTGCGAAGGAGACCTAGATTCGGTAGGATTACCCTGGGCAGGATCAGTAGCATTATTTTTGTCTGTTAATTCTCCCGGTATACGAACCAAACTAAGAACTTGTTTAAACGCGCCATCTTTAAATGAATTTTTAGATTGTATTACCATAAAAATACCACTAGTTGACGAGATACCCGGCCTAAATTTCATTATACCGTTGGCACCTATGTCGATAGGATTTTTAAAATTTACTTGAACTAATACTTGCCCATAATAAGTATCTGCTTCCCCATCTGTTGTAACTCCCGGTTGATCGGATGTTGGCGTTGGTTTATAATTACCAATACCCCCAGTTACCAGAAAAAATGGATCTCCTATAATTTCTAAATCTCCGGTGACTCTACTTACGCTGTTTTGCAGTGCTAGATGCATGTTTTTAGCCATGGCAGCATAAGGATCCGGTGTAGGTTGACCGGTATTTAACTGTCCGCCGGGGTGCATATCTGTGCGTTCAGCCATAGGCATAACTGTTCCGCTTAATGCGCTATTTGAAGCAACTGCAATATTACCCGGTTGTGCTTCGTTTTTAAGATCGGTACCAATTGCCCGATCTTCTGCCCCATTATCTCTATTTCTACCTAATGCTGTCGGAACTGCTTCAAAATATAAAAAATTATAATCCAATTTAAAATTTAAAATATCTGTATTCATCCCTGTGTAGATATACTCATATTTTCTACATACTACAGTTTCTAATACTTTCCTACTGATTCTTTCACTTTGAGCATACTCAGGAATGAAAGTATAATGAACCCTATGCGGAGTAACTACATATCTAAAATTTTGATATGGTCTCTTTTTATATGGATCTGTACGAGCTTTGTTTTCTACTTCTAATTTAATTAAAAAATATTGAATCATTCCAAACTTGTCGGGCTCTATTTCTTTCAGCAGTTTTGGTAGATATGTGCTGTCCCTAATAGTAGCCGATATTATGTCGTGTATATTAACATTTTCGGGAAAATTTATTCTGCCATTTGTTGATTTACTCCGTAAAAATGACGACAAACTACCTGTGGTACCAGCTGTTTTTGGATCCAACATACCAACCAATTTACTGCCTTCCACTTCATCGGCCATCTTTTTACCGGCTATTGTATCATCACAGGCGTCATAATCCCACGTCCCGTCTGCTTTACGAACCGGAAATTTTATTTCATAGGTATCCGATCCCGGGTCTTTAGAAATGTCCTCGCTACCAGCTTGTCGTTGGTTAATACTGTCCATAAGACTTTCCAGCATTTCTTTAACTGTAGAACCGTTCATAGACAAAGGTTTTTTTATTTTACCTGCTTCCCCAAATCCTATTTCATTGAAAGGAACTGCGGTGCATTGATATTTGGTTCCTCTTTCTGTAATTTCAATACCTAATCCAGTGAATTTAATTAAGAAATATCTACTAGATCCATTAATAGTAGTCGGT